TGCTGCGATCCTCCAGCCTACCTACGAACCGGAGCTTGTCTGCTACGACGAAGAGAGTTTGGCTGATGCTAGGGAGCATATTGAAAGCATTTTAGAGGAATCCGCCAAAGAAGATGCGCCCCGCATAGGGGGCGATAAACAGTGTCATTTTTGTAAAGCGAAGGAGGACTGCGATGAGTATGCAACGCTTTGATGAAACGTGGGAGGAGTTCTGTCTCCGCTCCAAGCGAATCGTAATAGTGGGAATAGCCAGAGGTTGGATATTCCCAGAACTACATAACAAGAGAAAGAAATATGGAACCAAAACAAACAAAACGATTAGGGAAAGTTGCGATCTACTTCAACAACCCAACCAACGAGAAAAGCCCCCGCTATAAACTTAAAGCCGTCATGGAAACCGGAGAGGTTTACGAAATCCCTCTATGGTTCAATGGGACGGTGGCGACCGAGGGTTTCAACATAAACGGGCTGATTGAAGAAGTCTTAAACCCTTCACCCCCAAAGGAACGCCCCGTAAGCCAAGACGAAGCGAAGGAAGGCTTTCGCAAGGTGAAGGAAGCCGCCGGACTTAATGAAGGGGAAACCCCGAAAGAAGAGGATGACGTTCCGTTTTAGGAGATGTCCTTTAACTCCTTCCAATTCATGCAACGACCTGTTCACGAACGAATCAACTCCCATTGGGTTAGGGGTTGTTTCGGTGAGGATTGGGAGGAGTCTTTTCGCCAAAAGGACGCGATGAAAGACTCGGCTTTGATAGGAGTGTTTGACCACGAAATTGTCCAGCATCACCCGCTGCGGAACGAGTGGGATGTTCGCAATGAATCCCTCTTGTGGAGGGAGCCGGTGGGGAGAATCCTTGACGATGAGGAGGGGTGGGTGTGGAAGACGGACAAACCCAAGAAGTTTAGAACTCCGTATTACACCAACCTAAACTGGGATAAAATCAGAAGCGCGTTAAGAAAGTATTCCACCATCACTCTTGAGAGGGCCATAGAGAAATACTCTACTCCCGCACCCAAACCCAAACCCAAGCCCAAGCGCAGAAAGAAGAGCCTCGCCGCTGTTGCTCGCCCGAAGGTGGAAATCAGTCCTTACGCGCCGTTGGAAGATCACCTTGAGGGCTACATCAAAGCGGAGGTGAAGAACAAGAAGCTACCACAACCGGAAGTGGTCACAGCGACCAAGGCATTGATTGAGCAACGGGTGGAGGAGTTCAAAGGACAAGCCAAGTGCATGGCGGAGATCAACGATGCAGAGGTTTGGCGGCTGAAGATGTACAAGGCACTGGAAGCCCTGCTGAAAACTGGAAGAGTTCATGAATTCATCAGCGAATGAACCAAGAACACACATTGACCTCTTCAGCGGGATCGGAGGATTCGCCCTCGCAGCCAATGCTGCTGGGTTTAGAACCAGTGTGTTCTGCGAGCAAGACGACTACTGCACCAAAGTCCTCAAGCGACACTGGCCGAACGTCCCGATTATCCCAGACGTTAAAGAGTTTGACGGAGGAAGATGGAAAGGAGCCGACCTCCTTACAGGAGGATTTCCTTGCCAACCATTCAGTCAAGCAGGGCAGCAGCGCGGCGAGCAGGATGACCGTGCGCTCTGGAAAGAAATGTTCCGTGTTATTAAGGAAGCAAGACCCCGTTTCGTGCTTGCAGAGAATGTTGCTGGCCTCATCAACATGGCACTCGACGATGTGCTTTCTCAACTGGAAGGCGAAGGGTACTCCTGCGGGACGGTTGTACTTCCAGCTTGCGCCGTCAACGCCCCGCACCGACGAGACAGAGTGTGGATTATGGCCCACGCCGCAAGCGCAGAATTTCACAACAAGGGGCAACGAGAGAAGCAACGAGATGGGACTATTGGGAGCGGTGAAGATGTGGCCCACGCCAACAGCGAACGAGGACGCGGCGGGGAGTGTGAACGGGAATATGCAACCGATGCTGGGGAACCATCCGGCAGTCCGGAACTCCGGAACTGGGACGCTGAATCCCTTGTGGGTCGAGTGGCTCATGGGATACCCCATCGGACACACCGACTTAAAGCCCTTGGAAACGCCATAGTACCGCAAGTGGCGTATGAAATCTTAAAACTAATATGAAAAGAAACTCACAATTAAAACCTGAAGACAAAGCCGTGGTTAAACAGATCGTGGAACTCGTTAGCGAACACACTTACATCCCCGTCAAGGACATCCTGGGGAGAAGCAGACGCGCTGAATTAGTAGATGCTCGCCACATGGTTTATTACTTCGTTTACAAGCACCAAAGGTTGCCGGTCATGGCAATAGCCCGTCACTTCAACCTCACCCACGGCGCGGTTATCCATGCTCTGAAAAACATTGGCTACCGGCTGATCCTCGACAAGAGCCATGAGTTGAGGAGGCAGATGGAGAAGGTAGCCGAAGCCTTGAAGTGCAAGGAAGTGATGGAGGGCGTGTGAGTGGGTATTCGGATAGAAATAGAGGAAAGGGTTCCGAGCCTAAATCGGCTCTTTGGATTGAACCCGTGGAGCAGGAAGAAGATGAAGGAGGAAACCTTCGTCGCAGTCGCATCAGCATTACGAGCAAAAGAATCCGGCTCCTCGACCCAGATAATCTCTGCGTCAAATACATTATTGACGCGCTGCGCTACTGCGAAGTCATCCAAGACGACACGACGAAAGAAATTGAAGTCTACATCAAGCAAGAAAAAGTCAAGAAGCGCAAAGAAGAGAAGACGATAATCGAGGTGGAATGATGACACGCTGGGACTTTTGCGATTGGGAGCTGCACGATGCGCCGCATAATGAGTGTCCGGAGTGCGGGACTCTGCGCTGGTATGAAGCTGGTTCCAGCAACCTGTTGCCGTGCCACGATTGCGGCCATGGGGAACCGGAACCGGAACCCGATGCCGACCAGTATGAGTAAACCAGGAACGATTGAACAATGGGAAAACATAGCAAGAAAAGTGTTACTGATGCCGAACCACACTATCAGCCGGAGCGAAGTGGACTCGGTGCTAATCGGGATAACCCAGAGCAAGGATCGCTGGCTCCGAGCGGAGCTAAAGAAGAAGCGGGACAAGGCGTGGACGGCGAGGGTGAAACACTAGATACCTACCACAAGGGGTTTCAGCAGGGTTACAGGCTCGGCTACAAGCAAATGGATGAACGAATTGAAGTGCTGGAGAAGCAACTCGCCCACTGGAAGGAGATAGCAAAGCGATGAGTTTATTAAACCAAGCCGCCGTGCAGAAAGAAGCCATGGAAACGGCGATTCGTTACAAGAAAGATGTGACCCAAGTCAGCCAAGATTGGAAGAACGAGCTTGAGCAGGAGGTACGCATGATGATTTTCAGGAAAGTGATGGCGCACAAGAAAGGCAAGACGCTGAAGCCATGAAGCTAGGGGCATGACCGTTGTACCGATAACCTTGCGTGAGGCGAATGACTTTGTTGAGTCATTTCACCGACACAATGGGCGCACTGCGCGTGATGGAGGGAAGTTTGCTTTAGGTCTGGAAACTGACGAATTGGTTGGTGTAGCCATTGTAGGAAACCCTCTTTCCGCTACGCTCATGCAACGGGGGGTTGCCGAGGTTTTAAGGGTTTGTGTAAATAAAAATGCCCCAAAAAACTCCTGCTCAAAGCTATATGGAGCCTGTTGGAGAGTGTGGAGGGCAATGGGAGGGCATAAGCTGTTAACCTACACGCTTCAAAGTGAATCCGGTGCATCCCTGAAAGGTGCAGGGTTTAGTGTTGTGGGAGAAACATCTCCTCATAGCGGTTGGGGCCGTAACCGTAAAAAAGACAACAGGACAAGGGAATGGCAACCAATTTACGGTCAACTGAAATTTAGATGGGAGCGAGTTTAATATGATTTTAACGCTGGAAATCCCCCCGCTGGCAAAGCAGTACGCCCTTTTATTCCTAGAACAGAATAACATGGGCAAGCGAGGGCATTTCGACGGCAACCTAGAGCAGCAATTCACGGGCCTCCTAGGTGAAATCTGTTTCAAACGCTTAACCGCCGGTAAATGGCCCTCTTTGAAGGGGGGTTTTGATGGTGGATTTGATCTTCAGCTTGAAGGCAAGAAAGTGGACGTGAAAACAATGGGGCGCAACGTCCCTATGGCCCCAGAGTTCGTTCACAACTTCGTTTTAGCTCAATCGCACCTCGATGCTGACCTTCTAGTGTTCCAGAGTTACATCAAAAGGACGAACATCTTGGAAGTATGCGGATGGATAGATAAAGACGATGCTTTAGCGCTGGGCGAAGTGCTTCCTAAAGGGTCTACAAGGACGCGCAGGGACGGTTCCACCTTCACAACCGGCTCTGACTTACTAGAGGTCTCACAAGGCTTCCTGAAGCCCTTTAAGGGCCGTCTGGCATTCAATTTAGAGGCTAGTGAACTCACTGGCCCCATGTTCCCAAAACCTGTTACTGAAAGTTAAGAAATGAAAGAAGAAACAAAGCTAAAACGTAGGGCTTGGGCTGACGCCAAAGACAAACCCCTAGAAGAGACGGGGGGAGAAGCTACCACTCAAGGTTTAAGCAAGCTACCGAACAAAACCCGCCAACGTGTGACAGGTATGCGGTACACGCATAAATTGGAAAGTTCTCGGAAGCTAAAGCGGGAACAAGAGAGGTGGTTGGCGAGAGAGGCAAGAAAGGAGGCTAAACGAAATGAAAGAAGATAAAGACCGATTATTTATGTTTCCATTCTTCCCTGAAGCGTTCCTGGTTAGCACCATGTTAATGAGTCCAGCCGAGGTCGGAGCCTACATGAGATTGCTCTGCCATAGCTGGATTGAGGATGGAATTCCGTACAAAAACAAATCAGATTTGGGAAGATTAGCTGGCGTTTCACCTAAAAAATTAGAAAAAATCATGCAAAAATTTTTCATAGACGATCAAAATATGGTACGCAACTATCGGCTAGAGGAGGTACGAAAAACAGTCATTGCAAAACGAGAAAAGCGCGTAAAAGCAGGGAGATTAGGAGGACAAGCGAACAAGCAACGCTATAGCAATGCTTTAGCAAACAGGGAAGCAAACGGGAAGCAAAATAGTAGCAATGCTGAAGCTAATAAAGTAAATCAAAGTAAAGTAAATAACCCCCCTACCCCCCTTGCAAAAAAATTAAGCACTGCCGACAGAATAGGCATGGAAAAGTCGCTTGTCCTCATCAGCGATGAAATCAAAACCATCCTGAACAAAGCCGGAAGGAATGCCATGCAGGAAGTCATCTCTTGGGGTTCCCCCGATGATCCTGAAACGCTGAAAGGCTTGCGAGCGCGAGAGCGCGAGATCAAACAACAGCTTATGGGCTTCAACCCCCGCCAGCGCGAGGAACCCATCAATCAAGGTATGCAGGAGCTTGCCAGTGGGATAGCTGATGAGATGCGACTCTAGGCATGGTCTTATTCGCCCCTAGAAGGCCCGTGGGGGCGTTTATTGTGTCACTTGGTGATACAGAGGCGGGCGGGTAATCAGGATGCGTTAGAGAGCGTTTAAGGGCTAATTTCCTTCTAGCTTTTTAAGGGCTGAATTAAGCGGGAAAGGTTCCCTGTCCCAGTGCGCGTCTCCGGCTTCCACCATTTCCCCGTCCTCCAGTTCAGAAGCTAGGGCATCAGCCATGTCTTTGCGTAGCTTCTTTGCGGCGTTTATTCGGTTTTTGAAGTAACGCCTAAATTCCTTGTAACCGCGCCCCTCTGTTTCAGTAATGCAAACGCCCCCCTTTGAATCAATGCTTGCCGAGATGTTTTTTGATAAAATAATCGTTTCACTCATTATTCAGCCTTTCACCCAGAAAGGGCCGACTGCTCGCGCAGCCGACCCGACTAGGATTCCCCCAGGAACGGGGGAAAGGGGTTAATCTTCATTCCATTCAGCCCAAATCTCTTTGGCTTCATCTTCAATGGCTTGCAATGCTTTCCAGAATTCATCCAGTTCAAAGGGGTATTCCAGCTTGTGGGGGGTGCAATCCGCGTCCGACCCTTCCACTATTGATCCCACGGCAATGCCGTCCGGTTGGCTTTGTATCCACGCTCCGCAATCTGTATATTTGAACGTGTTTTTTTCTACTTGGTGGAATTCGGTTTCACCAAATCCCCTTGCGTCCATAAATTCAGCAAGGTTATTAATTGTTTTTGTCTTGGTTTTCATAAGGTTATTTTCTTGCGCTCATTGATGAGCCGATAATTTCGGACACTTCGCGCTCGGAAAGCCCTTTGTCAGCGTTTTTCTTGGCCGCGTGTTTTTCCGCCTTGTCCAAGGTATCCCCCCAGACCCAAGGTTGGCTTATGGGATGACCGTCTCCCAGCAATGGCGCGTGACCGGCTTCGTTCTCGGTCACTAGGCTGGGAACGTATCCCCCATGCTTGTCAGGGTCTTGGCTTGGGTTGATGTAGTAGCAACGTCTATTTGTCTTGGTTTTCATAAGGTTATTTTACTGGTTTTTGGGTTTGGGTTAAAGGTTAACTGGTTCCTGGTGGAATATCCTTTGGCCCGTTGGGCTGGTGATATGGTAAATCGCCCGCGTACGGGGGTCATAAGCACAAAGCTCCCCGCGTCGGATTGAATAGCCAGTTTCCAAGCAACGGCTAATGAAACGCGCCTTTATAACGCGGGGGTCTGTTACGGTTTCAAATCGGGTTAACATTGGTTTGCCTCCAATTGCTCGCGGTATGCCTGAATAATAACGTCTGCAATTTCACGCTTTGCAAGCCATTGTCCGCCGGTGATTAGGGCGGTGATTTGATTGTCCGGAGCTTCGTTTGAATTATCAAACCCAAACTCGCTTGCGTAGCGATTGCAGTAATCCAGATTATCCAGATGATCCGCCAGCCATGCCGTGAGACTCGCGGTGTAAATGTCCGGTTCAATCTCGATATAATCACCAATATCATCTGGATCAATTTCCCCGTGGAATATCTCTTGACGAATCTCGCCAGCGATTATGTCACACTCGCGGTAAATCCAGTCACAAGGCAATCTATCCTGGTGCGCTTCCTTTACCGCATCCCGTACCCAGTCGGGCGCATTGTCTTTTAGCGCGTGGAATGTTCCACCAGATTGACGCTCTTTAGTCTCAAAAGATGCCGCGAGCGTGTCCGCGAGCATTTCTGCGCTTGTTTGTGTAGTTTTCATATCCTAGTATTTTTTCCCCTTGGGGCGTGTTATCGCACGTTTGCCGGTTGTTCTTATCCTAGTCGACCGGCTTCCCAAGGATTTGCCGACTAGGGTTATTAATCGCACAAGGCAAGCACCAGATTCCTGGTGATTGCACAATGGGATTAATCGCGGGTTGGCATTAAGATGCCTTTTCCGCCGGTTGTCTTTTCTTCAATGATTAGGGCGGCGCGTGGATCAATTTGACCAGTGGCCGGATTTGTCTCTATTTGCAATTTTACATTGTCATTAGGGCAACCAATAGCTTGCGCTAATTCGTAAAGGTATTTTGCATTGAAGCTAATGGTTTGGCATTTGCCGCCATCAGGGACAACTTGCCGCCAGTTGGGGTATTTTACATCCTTTTTCCACGGGTAAACTTCCCCGTTTGGCATCATTGCCGCGCCATTTAAGCCAATAGTGCTTTTATCGGCACGCTTGGCTTGTTTCCTAGCTTCAATCAATGCCTTGGGAGTCATTAGCTTTTGGCCGTCAATTTCATCCTCATCAGACAATTCAACAGGCACAACAGCCATTCTGCGGCCATCAGTGGCAACGGCATTTGTTTGGCCGTCTTTTGATTCAATCAAGATTGAAAGCAACGGTTCGCGGCTTTCATCTTTTGACACTACTTTTTCAAGTTTGCACGTTTTTGGTATCTTCATTATTTATCCTAGTTTTTATTGGTTTCTAATCACACAATACAGCCGCTAGAATCCTAGTGGCTGGGGTTGTGGGGTTAAATTATGCCGCTAGTTGAATTAATAACGCGGCGCAAGCTGCCTTGGCCAAGCTAATCCGGATTAAGCCTTGGCAGAATTCAACCGTGACTTGCTCGCCAATCTTCCCAACCTTTGACAAGTCAAGGTTGCCCGTTTGGTTTAGATCAATCACGGGCAATTTGTTCCCGTGATTCATAACCCCAGCAACCTTGCGCTTGCCGTCCTTATTGGGCCGTATTTCAATTACAGAGCCGGTTTGAGTAATTTCAATAGGTTGGCCTATGGAGAATCCGCCGTCGAGCATGGCGCGGTTCCAAAGGCAGATTCGGGCAACCTTTTTCTTGCTCCCGATATTTTGGTTTTGTGTTTTGATAGTTTTCATAATCCTAGTGCTTCCATTAACCGGCAAAGCGTAACCCGCCGGATGAGTTAAACTCTCATGGATTACTCTCCCCGTCAATAACTGTTTATATATAAAGTGATACGTTATTCACAGGTAATTTGAATAATTGGCTCGTAATCCCAGTCCCTAGTAACTAAAACTCCTTAACTTTTATTCAACCAATGCCGCAAATTAAGATAGTAAAGCCTCTCAAGGCACTGGCAAAGAAGAAGCCAGGACGCAAGTTGACGATCACTAAATTGAGTGAAGAAGACCTTGAAACGGCCAAAGAAGCACTGGAATTAGGTATGCCAATCAGTAGAATACCCAAGTTGCTCGGCATCTCAAATACCGCGTTTGATAGGTTGCTAAAGAAGTCCAATGGATTGAGTGAGGTATTCCTTTCTTGTAAAGAAAGGGGGGTTAAAAAGCATCTAGCGAATATCGCCCGTCATGGCGAGCGCAATTGGCAAGCCAGTGCCTGGTTGGTGGAACGTTGCAACGGTGAAACCTTTGCCCAACGAACCAGAACCGGTTCAGGTTCTAATGTGACCGTCAACCTACAGAATGTCTTGACCGCGCAAGCCAAGAGACCGGTTGAAACTGGCAACAAGTCAGTAGACGTTTAAGGAAATGCCTGTAAACGTGAGGTATTCTAGGACAGCACGCTAGTTTGCCAAACTGCTAACCAGATAATGCCAACCAAGTCTGCCAAGAATCCCAAGGCCCAGGTCAGTCCACCACCGGCCACCACCACCCCCCAGCCAGACGGAAGCCGTAACAGTCCCCCCTCTTCCAATCGACCTAAAACAAAAAGGGTTTCCAAGAAGGCTTTGGAGCAGAGCAAGACGTATGACTTGCAGTGGTTTCCGGAGCGGTGGTTGGGAGAGAAACCGTATGGTTGGCAGTTTGATGTATTGAAGGCATTGAACTATCGGGAGAGTCGGGTTGCTTTGAAGGCGGCTAACGGGTCGGGGAAGACGAGTATGATAGCCGCAGCGGCCGTGGTTTGGCATGTGGTGAACTTTCCGGAGAGTTTGTGTGTTTGTACTGCTGGAGTGTTTAGACAGGTTGAGGGTGCATTGTGGCCCGCTATTAGGCGGTTCACGAATCAGATGACAAATGGGGATGGATTTGAGGTGACACAAAGTGGGTTAAGATTTGTGAATGGAGCTAGGGCGATAGGGTTTAGTGCGAGTGACGCGCACAAGGCGGAGGGTTGGCACAGGCAAGGGCCGACG